GGTCTGAGCCGTCCGGACATTTACGGGTCGTATTACAGTTGCCGTTAGCATCCGGCATAGATCCGTCCGGACACAATTTGGGCTTATCGCAGCCGTAGACAGGATCAGGGTCTGAGCCGTCCGGACATTTACGGGTCGTATTACAGTTGCCGTTGGCATCCGGTAGAGATCCATCCGGACATCTTTGAGGCTTATCGCAGCCGTAGACCGGATCAGGGTCTGAGCCGTCCGGACATTTACGGGTCGTATTACAGTTGCCGTTGGCATCCGGTAGAGATCCATCCGGACATCTTTGAGGCTTATCGCAGCCGTAGACCGGATCAGGGTCTGAGCCGTCCGGACATTTACGGGTCGTATTACAGTTGCCCTCTGCGTCGGGCAAAGATCCATCAGGGCAGGTCTTTACGTCAGGTATGCAGAAACCTAACGCATCGGGCTTAGTGCCCGGCGAGCATTCTTTAGCGCACGGATCAAGTCCTGCAAGAACACGTGCAGCGATGTATACGAAGCCTTCCTCGCAAGTCTTAGGCGGCGGAGGAGGTGGCGGAGGCGGAGGTGGCGGAGGAGGCGGAGGCGGCGGAGGGGGTACAGGACCATAGTTAGTCGCCCCTCGTCGCGGTGTAGTTTTAAAGTAATCCCCCATATCGACAGCGGCTCTGCCAATAGGGGGAACAAGTAACGAACGGTACCACTCAGCGAGTGATTCATCGTACGGTTGAAGTGAAGCAAGACCTTCCGTTCCTACGCCTCGCGGTGTAGGTTGAGTAAGGCGCGTAAGCGGATCGCGGTTATACGGATCAACGCCCTGAACTGACCCGATGCTAGACGCATCGGTGCGATACCAATCAGTCAGGGCGGGTGCGAAAGGGCGGAGATTCTCGAAATACTTCCGCCTCCTTTCTTCTTCAGTTTCCTCTTGTAAATTACTCGCCGTCTCCGAGACGCCGCCTTCTGCGAACTTCTTTACAGACGCGATGCCGCCCGAGGCCATCTGCAAGCCAAAGCGACGTTGGTCCTGTTGAGGCGGTGGCTGCTGATACCTAGGCGGTGGCTGTCCCGGTTGTGGCTGAGGCTGATTCTGTGCGGCTGTCTGCCCCGGTTGCGGAGTCGTAGTCGCCGGGCGAGTGTAGTCAGGATACTGTGTAGTAGTACCTTGGTCAGTGTAACCACCGCCGATAAAGTACGGCTGACCCGGCTGAGTAAAGAACAGCGGGTTGACCTGCCCACGGCTGTACTGCACGTTGCGATACTGCGTCGGCTCCGGAGTCGGAATACCCGGACGCTGCCCCGTGATCTTCTGCTCAGCCTTTTTAGTGGCGTAGAGCATGATGGCGTCCATGATCGGATCGCCTGAACGGTACAGTCCCTGTTGCCCTTGCTGCGTAGTACCGGTCTGACCGCCGCCCAGTGCTCGACCTAGAAGGGCATCAAGACCGCCAGTGGAAGGACTTTTTCCAAGTGGAGCCTCAACGGTAGGCTTAACGTCCATCAGACCCGGCGCTACTTCGCCAAAGTCCTCTGCCCCACGGGGAGCCTCTTTGTACCCAGCAGGGCCAGCAATACCCGGAATCTTTCTACCTTGCTGCATCCCTGCCTGAATGCCGCCGAGCAACTTAGTCCCAACGTAGGCTTTCATGCCCGCTTCGAGACCCTTTTGCAGATCACCCTTGATAGCGCCGTAGGCGGTACCGGCTAGGAGAGCGGTGGTTTGGGGATTTTCAAGGATGGCAGTGCCAACCTTAGTGACGGTTGGTTTGATCGTATTCCATGTTTTTTTAAGGAAATCCGTCAACCAAAACGCTTCTGGTAGCCCAGTTTGCGGGTTGATAGTCAAGGGCAGCCCGTTGGCCGCTGCATACTCCTTGAGCACCTGAATCTCTTCGGGGTTCATGTGGACGAGGGTGGAGTCCCCGCCACGGCCTTGAGCGGCTACAAGGGATGCTAACCCCGCCGCAGGATACTTATCGTTCATACGACCCCCGTGGGGTAAAGTTTCTTAAATAATATCATGTAGCCGCCTGATAAATAGCCGAGCCGTAGTTCGACACCCAAACCACGCTTAAAATGATGGACGGGATGGCTGGCCTGTTGTTAGTAGCTGCCACGTACGGAATGATGACATCGGTATCAGCAGACTCCCAAGCCAACTCAAAGTAGTCGTTGGCCTCCATCACAAGCACAAAGTTCCACGCCGCCACGATCTCGTTGTTTGGGCCGTCGATAACGATTTTGGTATTTGAGTCCGGTACGTTGACTCCATTAATCCGGGGCCAGATGTAGACCGCGCTCGCACTACCGCCAGACTTGTCTAGCTGAGCAGAGAACTGAAAGTTGTATACACCAGTATTGGCGACGTAAATTTTGGAAGTCGGGGTACCACGAGTAACTTCATAGTCCGAAACGACCGAGTTAAACGTAAAAAGATTGATAGCGTTGGATACCGGGTTCGTCTGCGTCGTAGTGTCGAAATACGAAGCGTGTGGTACGGGTGAGTTGATCCGGTTTGAGACTTGGTTGAAGTACAGACGCAGGACGTTATTGAACTGCTCCATACTGCGCTGATCGTACTGACGCAGAGCAACCGGAAGACTTGGCGGAACTACACCACGTGGGGTCGTCATTACCGGCGACCATCCGGCCTGATATCAAGACGCAATGCACCCATCTGCCACGACACGCCAAGGTCCGATGACCCTACACGCACCGCCATCTGCCTACCCCGAACTCGCGTAAACAACTGCTCGGTGTAAATCTCGTACGGCAATACAGCCGTAGCCTGCACTGTTTCTATGTCGGGTGTGCCGTATGCGGCACCGGGATAGTTGCGCGGGTAGATAGAAATATTGACAGAGGGAGTCGTGGTCGATGATCCCAAGAACTTAATGTCCGGAATGATACGTGACACAAAGCCAAAGTTGTGTCCGTCACCGATGTCAAAGTCTGACGACTCAATGAAGCAACTGATCGGCTGCGCGGTGCCCGTTGAGACATCATCCCAACCGACTTCGTGGTAAAGAACCTGATTCGGATAGGACATCGTGACCGGCGTGTAAGCCGTATGAGACGCAGCCACCGTTCCGTTTACGCCTCGCACGCACCCAGTCAGAACGGTGTTATTCGTGACCCCGGTGTACGTAATCTGCTCAGAGTCAATAAAGATAGTCCCAGCACTGGGATATGAAGAGGCGTTCAGCAAAGTAATGCTGGTATCTGAAGCTGTGATATCCGCCGTCGTGTAAGACACTTGGATACTATTCGCCAGCAACGGGTAGTCACGGATTAATTGCGGTGAAAACGCGCTTCGACCCAAACTGCCGTATGACCAGACGTTTTCGAGGTAGTTGAATATTACTACCGTGTCGTTGCGGGTACTTCCGGTGCTTGGGTAAAACCACCAGACTTCGCTGAACGCTTCGTTGTTACCGCAAGTGACTTGCGCGATTTGATCTTTATTTAGCGTACTAAATATATGCTGTCGGATCGTGCAAGGCAGTGTGTTTACGCGACCGTCGTATACGAAGAACTTATCCAGTCCCATCCAATACACGGCGTTGTTGACGTTAATGACCGAGTTCTGCGATGCGATAGAAATGTCTTGATCAAGCAGCGTAAAGCCGAAGACAAACGGAGGCCCGAGGTACTGCATGGAGTACACAGCCGTGTCTGTCCAAACGACAATTTCTTGACGCGCTGTCGTAGCCGCTACGATCTTAGAGCCATTAGCCAGACGTTGTTCACCTGACTGGTTCGTAACTTCAGGCACCCACTCGTACGGGTTATCGGCATCTGACCAACGAACAACGAGCGGATCAAATGCGGTATCAAAGTTAGTCGGATCGTACGGGTTAGCCCCCATACATACGGTGAAATCGTCAACCGGGGAGTCGAGGATCAACGCCGTTTCGTTCGGTACGTGTCGGCCCGAATAACTAAAAGACAGCAAAGACGCTGTAGCAGAAGCCGTTGTAGCCGTAGAAAGTGTTACCGAAGTACTGCCGTCCCACGTAGCCAGAACATAAGTGCCAGACGGAATGCCACTACCCGAAACAACCGCGCCCGTATTAATTCCGGTTGCATCTGCAACAACTACGGTAATAGACCCCGAAGCGTAAGCTGCCGTCGTAGCCGTTTTTTCTACAGAATTTGCTTTAGCCTCAAGAGTCGTTGCTCTTGACCATGTAGAAGTGTCTTTAGTCCAGTAGTAAATAGCGCCGTTGTTTTCAGCAAAAATCAGGTCGTTGCCGTAATTAAACTGCGACCAAAGACGAAGCGGTACACCTGCTGGAGTACTAGAACCCCAAGTACCAGAACCCCACGGAGGGCCGCCCCAACCAACCGAAGTCGTATAGACCGCAGTACCGGCATCAATGTCGTATTGCCCGATAACGAGAGAGCCACCGCCTGTAGCAGTTGACCCGGCGGGCGTTGGGCTTGCAATGACAAACGAGTTGGCGCTCGAAACCGAGATGACCTCGTACTCTCCGTTAATAGTCAAACTACCGACAGCGGTCGCGCCAGAGAAAGTAACAAACGTACCGAGTGATACGCCGTGTCCCGTCGATGTAATGTTGACGAGTTTACTTCCAGCAGTAGTACGGATTGGGTCGCTAGAAAGCGTCCCCGAGAAAGCAAGGGGGGTAATGTCGTGATAGACGCCGCCAAGCTCGACGTAGAATTTCTGATTGGTCCCTACGCTTAAAAGGTTAAGTCCTTCCAGAGTCGAGTAGTTCCACAGCGACCGGGCTACGCCGTTATAGGTATTAGCGTTATTAGTGATGTTGACCCAGCCGCCGATCTTTTGGGCGTAGCCACCACGGAACCGCACCTTGTCTACGACGAAAAACCCGCCCTCACCAGCGTAGTTAGTGGTTTCTCGATTGACGCCGGGCCTGAAATCAACTCTCTGAAGTGGCATTAGACAACCCCTGACAGGTACAACGCCCGTTCGTCGTTGCGCCTTTTTACCAATCCCGGCAGTACTTTACCACCAGCCTTCGTCCATTTCAGGAACTCGTCAGCCGCCTCTTCCAACTCACCTCGGTTGGTCTTCATCCGAAGGGAAGAGCGTTGGAGATTGCCAAGACCCACGTTGAAGGCAAAAGATACGAGAGCATCAAAGACTCCCTGACGGCCAACAGCAGCAGGGCAAAGTCGAACCACACCACGCTCAAACCGGCCAAGGTCTTGAGCAAGTATCCGATCCACCTCGTCCATCGTGAGAACCCGGTCCCAGCCTGCGGGTATCGGTAGATTCTTGCGCTCCTCATACTTCACCGTCGCATGAGTCGGGTCAATCACGTGACCCACGCCCACAGTCCACAAAAGCGCCGGACAGCGGTAAGGCTTAGTCCTCACCCCTTCGTGGTGCTTGATCATCTGAATGGCAGCGGGGCTGACTTTCACTTCTTGCCAAAAGCCTGTGTCCCAAACCAGAAGGCGATAATTGAAGACAGGATTAGCATCTCGTCATCCGAGAACACTTCTGCCATAGCAGCGGCAAACGGCACACCCGTGTTGTAGGCGTACCAGACTCCAGCGATATTGATGGCAACGAGTTCTAACACGAAGATATATGTCACAACCGGACGGACGCTGGCGCGGAGATTGATCATCCACTGCGAAGCACCCTTACCAATTTCCATGTCGTGCTGATACAGGGCTTGACGCTCTTCGCCCGCCGTCTGAGTCTGAATCTGCTCCAGCTTGATCTCTTCTACCCGTGCCTGAGCAATGAAGCCTCGTTCGGCCAGCGCCAACTCGCGCTCCTTCTGGGCAGCGACCAAGGCTAACTCATGCTTCTTGTCCTGCCGGTCTTGGAAGATTTGCAGGATCTTGGGAAGCCCACCCGCAAGGAAGGACAGAAACGTACTAATCATTGTCATCATGCGTCTATCCTCCGACCAAACTTCTGAAACCAAAGTTCGCAGTCTTCGGCGTATTTGGTTTTTACATAGCTAACGACT